TCTTGCTGGAGCATTCGCACAGATTGCTGCAGAAAAGAGTGTCGATCCACAAATCTATTTTGATAAACTTGATGCTGTTTTCAAAGATAAGTATAACAAGTCAATTAAAGATTTTATGGAAGAGGAATTTAGCGGGTATGGAGAAGTAGTTTCATGTAATCTATATCGTCGTAAAATTGAAGCATCAGTATTACGGGGATTGAATATTTGGAGTATACTCGGAGATGTAGCATTAACTATTGTTACCTTTGGAGGATCTGCATCATTTACTGCAGGTTTAAAAGGTGCAGAAATTGCAAACGCTACATCAAAGGCAAGTAAATTAGCAAAAGCAACTGGCATGGCACAGGCAAGTGCAACACTCGGTAGAGGAATTGGAGCGTTAGCTGATATTACAAGATTAAGTGCAGTATTTGCAAAATTAGAAAAAGCACGTCAAATTGCAGCTTTAGAAAAAATTGGAGTATCTGCAGGAAAAACGATTGAATATAATCGTGGTGGAAAAATGATAGCGCATGAAGTTGTTTCAGTAGGCGAAGGCGAAGTTAAATTAATGGTAAAAGGAACGAAACAGACTTTCTCTACACCATTTGAAAGAGTACCTGGATATCTTACTCCGGAAAAAGCAACCGAGTTATTTACCGTTGCTGGAGTTAATTTAACTCCAATGGGAGTTCTAGCAGCTAAAAAGGCAGGAGATATTGGAACATCTGGTTCAACTCCAGCTGGCGCTGAAGAGCCTGGAATAGCAACAAAGGGTGCAGAAGCTATGGGATGGTATGATACAATGGCGGCAGATCCGAGTGCATATATTGCAAATGCAAAACAGCAAGGAGCATCAGATATTGCATCAATGTTACTTGATCTTAAAAACGGTAGCGGATTATTTGGAAACACTACTGACCAAGAAGAGTGTTCAATTGCTTTACTTATTACTGGATTAACTCCAGAAATGGCAAAAGAAGTTAGTATCGCATACGGAAAGATTGATGCTAAAATGAATGTCTATGCAGTATTAGATGATGAACTTGGTGGAGATATTGCAACCCTAGCAAAAGCATACTGGACAGGTTGTACCGGCGAAGGTGATGAATATAAAGAATCAATCACAAATTTACTTGAAAAGATTAAGAAGAAAGATTAAAACCTAGAATAAGGGATAATATAACGAAGGTGTGAAAGTGATTCTTTTACACCTTTTTCTTTTTCTGAATGAGTCGTCGCATTTGCAAGTTCTGGAGTATCTACTGTTCCTTTACGAACACTATTCCAAAAATCTTCAAACTGATCATCAGTATCACCATATTTTTTATAGATTACTGGAATAATACTTGGCTGACCAAATAATTTGGCATAATTGTTTTGATAATTTGTAATTCTATCAAATGTTTCTTTTTCACTAGAATCAAAATTTGCTGCAGGCAGATATGTTGCGCCAGCCTCTTCTTTTTGTTTGTGAATATCTTGTGCAATCCATGTCTGCATAGCCGAATTTCCCCAATATTTAATTTCTTCTTCCTTATATCCAGCCTTCTGTGCGTCGACTCCAGTAATTAATTTAATAATCTGTTTTCCAATGAATAGTGAAAGTTGACCTGCAGATTTTGTGACTCTCCAGCCTTTCTTTAAGAAATATTTACCGACTCCTTCAAGCATCTTAGTATTAGATGATGCAACGCTTGAATAATATTTAGCAATTGCTTTTTCTTCGCCAACTGCAAATAAACCAGTTGCTTTTTTATCAAATACTTTGACTAGGTGCTCTGCTGGAAATTCTTTAGTTAGAAGCTTGCCGTCTGATCCGATAATTTTTGCAGTTTGTGTAACTGGATCGATTTCCATTGCGATTTTGCTATCCTTTAGCATAGCCTCAACTGCAACATCTGCGTCCTTTGCTGCAAGATCAAGAGCGACTTTTTCAGCTTCACCAAATTCTTTTGAAAAGTTACCAAGTTTTTCTCCATACTTTGAGAAAGCTTTGCCCATTGTTTCAAAGAAACCTTTCAACGGCTTACCGATAAATGGAATCCAGCCAACCACTTTTCCAACAAATGCTTCAAAGAATTTTCCAAGCATGCCAGTAGCTTTGCCTAAAGCCTCAGTAACATTTTTTGCAATAAATCTTAATAATTTAATAGCTGGGCCACTCTCTTTTGCTGGTAATTTAGCTAGCATTTCGCCGCCTTCTTTACTTCCGCCTTTCATCATTGCCATAATTACTGGCTCTGCGGCGTTTGCTCCAGGTTTAAGAAGCTTTATCATATCTCCTGCACCAAATACCAATGCTCCGATTAATGAAATACAGCCTAATAGCCATTTACCTCTAATGAAATAGATGATTGCGTTAATAATATCGGCAATGGCACCGACTCCGGGAATAATAAAATCACCAAATGCTCCAATAATATCAAGTAACAGATGCAGAATACCGATCGGCGATCCGCCTTCAGTAATTCCATCGTATAAACTATTTAGAAAGCCTAAAACTCCACCTTTACTATGTTGAGTTGCAGCTCCTCCAGCAAGGGCTGCATCAAACTCTTCTGGAGTTCCTGCAATTTGACCTGCTGGTGCAGGTGGAGTAGTAGATGCAGTTGCCGGTTTTGCGCCGCCAATTAGAGCAGCTTTTAATTGATCTCCAAATTGAGTAGTTGGAATCGCGGCTGCTGCCTGTTCAGTAAGTAGAGTAGTAAGTTTATCTTTTACACGAAGTCTGAAAATTTCAGCGGCTTCGTTTATTTTAGTTGAATTTGGAACTTTTAGCTTAATTTTAGCCTGTTCAAGTATCTCATTCTTTCCTGAGATAAGTTCCTTATAGTAATTAGTAACTGCTTTTGCACCCTGATTTAAAATCATATCTAGGTGTAGGTCAAACGCAAGATTCTCCGGAATCGACATTTCAGCAAGATTTAGCATCTTTGCTTCCCATTCAATGTTTTCAAAGGTTATTACTGGCGCAAAGATATGCTCATTTCCTTTGAAATATTCATTTATTAGTTTGGTTGACTCCGGTTGAGAGCCGTATGCTGAAACATATTTCATTAATACAGAATCTTTCTTATTATTTATCTAGACTACACAGGTTAGTTTTTAATTATCTTTTCAAAAAGAGAACTGCAGTTTCTTAAATAGCGGTTGTAATATTTATCTAAACGCTTGAAATCAATAGAATTGGGAGGATTGTGCATTTAAACGACCAATTAGTTCTCTAAATAGAGACACGTCATTTGTGCGGTTAAAAAATAGCACAACATATTTTGTCGCGGCTTCAATATGATCGACTGTTGTACAGCTTTCGATTACTCGAATTACTTTCTGTTCTATTTCTTGATTAGTCATATGTGTTTTCACAATAGTTAAGGTAAGAATTAATAAAGGTTAAGTATGCCTTTTTCAAGTCGTCTTGGTCGCACTCATTTAAGTAAATAATGATTTCACGCAAATCATCCGGAGTATTAAACGAAAAAGTTTCACTTAAGAATGAAAATTTATATGAAACTGGGATCATTCCAAAAATCATCGCTTCATATATTCTGGCTGGAATAAATCGACGCTCGTCATATTTTTCTTTAGTAACATTAATCATTACTAAATATTTTTCAAGCGTTGACCATACTGCTTGCCGCATATTTCGATAGGTCAATAGAATATTTGGTTGTAAATTTTCAAGGTCTTTTTGCTTTCCAATGAGTATTAATTTTACGACATTTGGATTTCGAATACTTGTTGTTGATAATAAACCTAACACGTCCATTAGAATTGAACTTTTTGAGTTTCCGCTCTTATAATTTGAAGTATCAATATTTCCATAAAATACAGAAGCTTTCTCTTTTGTATAATTCTCTTTATGTACTGCGACACACTCTAATAAGAACCGATTAGATATTCCTGGAAAATCAATAGATGGAATACTAATAGTTACTACGTCTCCATATATTTTATAAAATGATGTAGGCAATGAAAGATCAGTATCAAGTATTATGATATTTTCCTTAGTATAACCCGACGCAACTGCAGTATCAATAATCTCTTCGAAATCATGAGCATCTTTCCATTTTTTAGTAAGTGTTGAGATGTTTCTAAATCTAGCTTTAAGATATAGTTGTGAATATTTTTTAGTACGAATATTATCCAATACTGTACTTAAATATAACCCATATTCATCAAACACATCGGTTCGATATTTAGCAAATACTTTTCCAAGATCAGTGTCTGGAAATTGAATACCCTTTGGGATTTCACCAGCCTGCAATTCCTCTGGGTAATACGAATAGAAATCAAATTTTTCGACTCCATACGATACTCTAATTGAGTCGATCAACCCTAGTTGATATAATGAATGTCCTGGCGAGTCAATTGTGTGTAGGTCGATTAGACCAAAATATGCATATAGTGCTTTCATATTCTGTTATATTGATTTTAAGTTAACTGGTTTTATTAGATTTTCAGGTCGCTTGGCCCAAGCCAAATACGTATTTAATACTCCATCAGTCGGCATAACGGTCAAATTTCCTTTCTGGAATATCTCCCAGGAATCTTGTGTATACTTACCTATTCCATATAATTCACTAGGTTCGGACCAATCTAGGGTCATCCAGTCTATCGAGAATCGCCGAATAGTATTTGTTCGCCTATTCTTAAAGCCCAATGACGCAAGCAGATCTGCCATCTCAAATGGATCAGCACAGGCTGCTTCAAGAGCATTTGGATATCTTCTAAAAAATTCTTCGCGAATCACATCTACCTGTTTTCTAGAAGTACAGTTTAACATGATACAACAAACGAGCATCCTCCACGGATGCTCGTTGTATATTTCTTGTAGTAAATTATATGGACTATTTCTCATCCGATTTCATCGCTACAAAGTGAGTGATAAAATTCTTACCATATTCAACATTTGGTAATCCTCGGATGATATCGAAACCTGCATTTTTGAAGATGCTCATGATTTCTTGGTATAGGGTGACACGATAGTTTTTATCTTTAGTTATCGTACGCATTGCATTAAAATGCCATTCAACAATTACTAATCGAATATTTGACCAGTCTTTAACTGATTTGATTAATTCGTATTCGGCACCTTCAACATCCATTTTTATGGCAGTTGCACCAGAGCTTGTAATTGCATCATTGATATTGATTGCCGGAACAGTAATTACGTCGCGACCTTTTACTGGAAGGATTGAGTGTTTGCCGGAGTCAGATGAAATAAAGAAATCGATTGATGTTTCGTTATTTGGAACAATTGCTTTTTGTACAAATTCACAAGTTCCTTCAACATTATTTACTTTCACATTCTCTAATGCAAAACTTACGTTATGTGGAAGAGCCTCATATGAAATAATCTTTTTGATCTTTGGAAACTGTTTTGCCATACGAATTGCAAAGAATCCTAAGTGACCACCAACATCTAACCACGTATCTTCACGATTAAGTGAATGGTTTACATTTAACGGTGCTCCCATTCTTTCTGAAACGAATGGTTTAATATACTCGCCACTGTTTGGGCTTTTTGAAACGTTTGTTCCTACATTATACTTGACTTCATTAAGTCCTTTTCTAACATAAAATTTAAAATCAGAGTATTGGGTTTTCCAATCAACTAATTCAAGTTGGTCAAATTTTTTGGCAGTTGTAAAATCTATTCTAGTGTCCATATTAAAAATTAAGTGTTTACTTATTGTACTGTGCAGCTCAAATCGGTTTTGATTAGTTTACATATTTATGCTGTTTTACTTTACATATTATACTATTTTTCTGGCTAATCTAAAATAAAAAAGGAGCATTTGCTCCTTTTTACTTTATAGTACGTTAAGTGATTTTTCTTTAGGTCTTTTCTTTCGAGTTATATCTTCTGCTTTTGAGCTTTTCTTTTTGATGGGCGCGATCTTATGTACTTCTGATGTTGGATATCGTTCACTTTTTGAGCCACACATTACTATGTATTCACCACTTAGTCCATTTACTCCAATTACTTTACCGATTTTTCCTTTTACTTCGACTGGATCGCCAATTTTAAATTTGATCTCTTTAGCTTTACCTTCGTTTACGCTAGTTCCTTTTTTTTTAATAGATCAAGACGAATAAATTCTTCTTTTAAATTATTGATTGTTTTTTCAACAGATTCTCTAATGTCTTCAAGTTTGTTGATACTTTGAGCATCAAGATCAGTATTTGCACAAGACTCAGTTAATTTCTTAGCTGCTCCTTCTAATTTTTCGATATCTGCTAGGATAACCTTTTTTTGTTCTTCGATCTTCATAATCTCAGCAACTTCTTTGTTGATTTCAGTTCCGAAAATAGGGCTAATATCGTAATTAAATTTAGTTTTAAAGAACTCAAACATTTCAAGTTCATTTACTTCATTCCATACTCTATCAGAAGTATTTACTTTTTCACAGATGAAGTATTTGTCATTTAATTTAACAAGTACAGCTTCTGCCAGTGTTCTATCATTTGAAATTTCTTTAATAAAATCAAAATTGAATAGACAATTTGTATTTTCAATAATCTTTGAAACTTTTGTTTTAACGACATTGTTCTCTAGTGCTAGAGCTTCAGATACATTTACTGCATTTGGAGTTCCGATTTTTGAACCATTTACATACAAGTCAACTCCTTTTTCTTCGTTTACTTTGAAACCAAGTTTAAAGTTTCTGATTGATTTTGATTCGACACCAAGACCATCGTCAGATTTAGCAAAACCTAGAGTTGCATATGCTTCACAAAGATCGTAGAAATTACCATACGTTGTTTTTACATAATTTGGGTCAACATCCGCAATTTTGAATGCTCCGTCTAAATGAATTTTTGATTCATTTCCAGCTAATCCTTTAGCTTCACGAATTGATAAAAAACGATTGTCAGTATAAACAATTAATCCGTCAGCTGTTTGCACGGCTGGAGAAACTAGGTTGTTTATTTTAGTATCGAAGTTGCCTTCACCTAGAGTAAAATTTCCAGTTTGAGCGGATTCGATAATTGAAAGGTCATTAATTAATGCAGAAACTGCAGGAACAGATGTTCCGTATTTGACCTTAAGAATATCTGCTGTATAACTTTCGTCAATCAGCATACGTTTTAAGTCCGAACTTACACCTGCATAAATTGCAGAGTTTAATGAATCCATTTGATAGATTGTATTTAGTACTGCAAGTTTTGATTGGTTTTCGTTTACATATTGTTTTACAGAAGCAACGCATTTTTTAATAGTTACATCGTAATTGTATTGTTCAAACATGTTAATAAATGATGCACAGACTGCAAAATCTACTGCACCTTTGTTTAAATATGATTCAAATGAATCAATTTTAGTCTTAACTAATGGATTACAGTATGCGTTAGATTCTTTAAGTAAATTGATTTTAGCTAAAAGATTTACTTCTTTTGCAATAGTTGTAACTTTTGCGTCCGGTGTGTTTGCACTTTCGTCAAATTTAGTTAGTAGGGTACTTAACTCAGGATTTTTAATCGTTTCGTTAATATATGCTAGTCCAGTTTTAAGATTTGCACTAACCAACGCAACGTTTTCTCCTAATGCAATCGATTTATTTGCGGATTCGACTATCATCTTTACTAATGGCTCAGAGCTCACAGACTTATTAGAATTGAGGTCGGCTAGCATTTTTTGCAAGAATTCGTTCATTGTGGTAATGATTTATTTTAGTTTATTTATCTGACTTTTAGAGCAGATATTCATAATTTCCGGGATCTATTTAAGACCCTTTCCAGCATTTGTTGAATTTGGGGAAACACTTTGTGGCAAAGATACTCCGAATTTATTAACTACTGGTGAGACTGCAGTCTTCTTAATAGCAGTATGTGGAACAACTGCAGTTGCTGTATCTTTAACTAATGTATTTGCTTTAATCTCATTTAGAGTAGATTGAAGCTGAGACATGGCATTTCCTTCTTCTTTCGCAGTAGCGATTGCAAGGTCAATATCTGATTGTTCAGTTGCTTTTCTCCATTCTCCAGTATAAATTAAAGTCTCTGTTCCATCCTGCCCAACTGATATTAAATAGGCAGTTCTATTTTGTGCCTGTAAGATAGCTTCACTATCCTTTTTTGAAACAGTAAATGCAATTACACCAGTTGAAAGATTTTCAATTTTGGAATTATTCATGTTTGTGATAGGAATTTTACCACTATCTGTTTCAAATACAAGTCGATATTTTGCAGAATTTATATTTAAGTCCAACGGAACTTGTGTAACTTTGCTGCTTGATGTATTTGTTGTGTATACCTTTAATTTGATGATATTATCGAATGGTGAAAGAATAAATCGAAGTTTTCCTTGGGAGAAGATTACTTCTTCTAGGGAGTCTTTTGTTTTAATTAGGGAACTTACATTCGATATAGATATGCTACTATTATTGAAAAAGATCGGCACATATTCAGTCTGAACAACTTTGCTTACTGCAGTGATTTGTGCAGGAATATTCGTATTAAGTTTAGGCTCGCTAAATAATTTACTTGCCTCAAAGCTCTTCTTGATAATTTTATTGTACACCTTTTGAGATTGTGGCTTATCCTGTAATGGCAGAGTGATTAACTTCTTACCATATTTCTTTGGAGAAATTAATGAGAATGATGCTTCACGGATAATTTGCTCACCATTTGAACGGTTAGTTAAACGTGCAAGATAATCAATCGACATACTTACTGCTTCATTTGCATTTCGCAATACTGGTCTAAATGTATTTGGTTCATCAAATCTTTCCTCTTGGAAGAAGACAAACCGTGCAGTATTATTGAAACGTGTGCCGACTTGTTCAAATACGCTAATTTGATGAATGATTATCCAGTCATTTGCTGGATTTCGTTGATTTAAAATGCTAATTAAATCTGATGGGAAACCGGCATTGAATGTCATATAGAATTCAATAAAATCTCCGTCTATCGCTTCACTGATATATGCACCAACATTGTCAAATTCATTGCTTTGTGAAAGCTGTGCTTCGAAATATTCAGTTACCTCAAAAGTATCATATGTCACACCGGCATTTGTGTATAGAGTTTTACGTCTTCCGCATTCTCCTAGACCAATTGAGAGTTGATTGTTGTATATGAATCCAGTTGACCCGAGTGCATTTGGCGTAATTGCGGCAACAAAGGTTGATGCTGGGACAAGTGCTGTTTTATAATCCTCGTTAATATTCTTAATGGATGGAACCATAAGATCAATATATCGATCATACGTTGCATTCGCTAAGAATAGTGGCTTTGGATTGAAACTAATTAATTGAGCAATTGTTTCTGGTGCAAGTAGAATATTTGCAAACAGGTTTGACTTGCCGTCATTTTCTGAGTGTTTAATACTTAGAATTAGAGCTTTGAAATTATCAAAATCAAAACCTGCAACAAAATGGAATCTAACTTGATCCATTACAACATTATATCCAGTGATTGGAGTCTGTGTGATTTCAGCATCATATGCTAAATAGTTCGGTATCTTCTCGCTATCTAAATAAGCGAACGTATTATTGCCAATAGGAACGACTGTTAAATCTTGGATATTCTTAGTAGATGAAAATGAACTATCACTATTTAAGATCTGATGTGAGTCAGTATGATTATTTTGGAGTAATACAAATGAATCTGTATAAAAATCCAATGACCCTAATTGGTCAAACATGTATTCGACAACACAATATGATGTTAAATTTACGAATCTACTTTTTCTCATTTCTTATTTGTTTCTTTTGAGTGCTTTAAATTTATAGTAATATCCAACTCCAACTTCCTGGTTAGTATTTGCACTAAATATGATATTATGTTGACTTGCAATACTGATTCCTACTCCAATTCCGATGCAACCAAATGTTGAGGATTTTAGCGGTTTCATATAATTACCACCAACAATGAGTTGAAAAGTTCGATCAACCGTCGGTACATATTTGTCTGGCGGTAAACTATTTACTTGAAGTGAATCTATGAGTAACCATTCAGGACCGACAATTCTGTGTTTCCATAATCCAGTCTTTTCTTCGGTAACAACTATCTGAATTGGCAGTTTACCAAATGACCAATTACCGCGATACGCAGCGGTCTTTTTATTTATAAATCCATCCCATTTAATAAATGGGTCCTTTTCTGCAGGATATTTGAGTGCAATATCAATTTGATTAGAATCTGTTGGATTAAATTTACCGAATCCTTCTTCAACCGATCCTTTGAGTGAAATAACAGTCGATGTTAAGCTTAATATTTTTTCTCCCTGTGACTTAACTACTTTATACAGATCAGTATTTGAATTTTTTAATTCGGTATTTAGATCTTTTTCACTCTTATAATAATCGACTAATTTAGAATAATTACCATCAGATTCTTTTATTAAAATATTTGATGCAAGAATTGAACGTTTTAATTCATCTGCTTGCCCGATTGAATTCTGACGAATTCCTTCTATTCTCCATGCCATAAAAATTAATAATAGGATAAGAATTCCTATAGAAATTAAGTAAAATTTGTCTTTATTCATTTGTTTGTATTATTTCTAGAAGATCGTCTTGAGTAAGAGGTCGATCTAACTCTGCTTCTATCTTATTTATTACGATTTTTTCAGCCTTTCGAGTATACTCTAATTCTTGGCTAAGCATGGATTGACTATTTGCAAGATCCTGGGCAAGACGGTTAAGCTCAGCCATGTCTTCATGTATTCGACTGTATGTTGAATATACACGTTTTAATTCTTTATTGTATTGCGTTATCATTATTCGACTATTTTTACGTCAAGTGTTCCACTTAACAAGTATTCTATTCTAGCAAGACGTGATTCGATATCGCCAGTATTCATTGAACCTGAGGTAGCTGCTTGTCCAGCAGATTCAGTCGGTGCACTTGTCGCTTTTGCAGGACTTTCTGCCTCAGGCGATTCAGATTTTACTTCCTTCGCAGTAACAGGTTCAGTCTTTTTATCAATCGGTTCTGCAGGTAACTGAGCTTTTACTTCTGGTGCTTTTGCTGCAGGTAATGCCGGTTTTGTTTTTACAACCTCAGTTGATCCAGTCTTATCTGCTGCGCCTTTCTTAGAGGCAGATACATCAAATCCTGCATACTTCTTAAGTAACATTGCATCACTTGAACTAATATTATTTGTAGTAGATTCAGCAGATTCAGATTCGCTGCTTTTTTCAATATTTTGTTCTTCCTTATTAGTTATCTCATTAACTGATGAATTAGTAGAAGAAGTTGATGTTTTTGAATCAGCTGAACTCTTGTTATTTTCAGTATTCTTTGAAGTTGAGATATTATTAATTGTTGAACTTGCGGCACCTCCGACAGCTGTCGGCACATTGACTGAAACACCAGTATATTTTTTAAGTAGGGCTGCATCGTTTGTACTAAATGAGCTGGTTGTCTTTTCAGCAGAGATATTATTAGTAGTTACGTTATTTGTTACCGTTTCCTTTGATGAATTTACTGGGCTTGGCGCTGCTGCTGGTTTCGATTGTGTAGCAGGCGGTGCAGCAGTCGGAGTAGTCGGCTTCTCAGCTGGTGCAGGAGAAGCTGGTAATTTAGATGCAGCAGATTCAACATTTACTACAACTGCAGGCGCACCTGTTTCTGGACCCTTTCCGACTTCCTTTGGCAATTCTGATTTGCCTGCAGTAACAGTACCAGTAGTTGTTTCTAATGGAGTTTGTGCTGATTTTTCCGGATTTAAAGCTGATGCAGGTTTAGACTTCTCAGATTTTGTAGTGTCATTAATTGGTGCAGAGCCAGCAGGTTTTGGTGTTTCTGTAGCATTTACTGGAGAGCTTGGAGTTTCAGGAGTAGCATTACCGGATTCAATAAATGCATCGTATAGTGGAGCAACTAATCCGCCAGGTAAATTATATAAAATAATTCCTTCGCTCAGATCATCAAGTACAGTCTCAAAATCACTAAATATTTTATAGTCAGATATTTTTTGTTTGACTTGGGCCATCTTATCCAGAGCAGATGACATAAATAACTTGAGCCATCCTTCTCCGCCAAGTTCCTTTAATTGTATGTACGTGGTCTTATTTACTGGCTCATAAAAATTCTTGTGTAATATTTTATATTCTGCTTTTCCTGGACTGTCCTTTCCGGCAAGATTTTCAAGAATTACTGGAGCAAATCCTTCAGGCATAACTTCAGATCCGCCAGCTTCTGGATATACCCATGCAAATAATTCACCAATCGTTGAGAACGATACCTGTGGCTTAGAAAAACTTAGTGAAATCGGGTCAGTTAATTTGATCGCTTTTTGTCGAGCTGCAGTATACTGTGCAATCTTTTCATCTGATTGTTTAATCAGGTCATCTGCCTTTTTATTAAAGGCGTCGACAAATATTTTTTTCTTTTCTAACACAGACAGTTATTCTTTTTATTATTTATTTTAGAGATAGCCCTTCTGGTAAATTAACACGAAGTGGTTGCGCAGCGACTTGCGTTTCCTGTGAGATAGTATCGTTTGCGGCCTCAATATCTTTTTTAAGTATATTTAACAGCAATGAATATTCCAAGTATTCTAAATTATAAAGTGTATCTAGGGATTGACCCAGCCGCACCGCCAACCGAGCATTAAGCTCCAATAAGTTCATCAAGTCCAGTTGAAATAATGAAAATATCTTTGACAGTGAAGCTTCCTCCCAAAAAAATATGGCTCTCCGTTTGTGTTTTACATTTTTCGCAAACACTAGCCGCTTTATTTAGGCTGTTTTTTTCAAGTAGATCCGTGAACTTATGGATAACTACAAATTTTGTTTCATTCCAGTCAAGTGAACTCATTTTTAATTCACTTAATACAGAAAGGTCGATTTTTCTCCAATCACGAAGTAGGTATGGACCATGCGCATAAAATGAATCATCGATTGCAATTCCACGTTCTTGTTCATCACGACGTTTCTGTTTAAATTTAGCAGACATTCCAATAGTCGGCAAATGAAGTCGAATTGTATCTCCGAGTTTTTCAGATGATATAGAAAAGCATCTCTCTTCTGACGAGTACCATTTCATTACTTCGTCTGGAAAATGGAAACCCAATAGATTTTTACTTGTGACTTGTGTTTGATTTACATGACCACATTGATCGTTTGAACATTTAATATATGCCCAAAGCTTATTCTCCTGATTAGGAAAAGTTAATTCATAGATTCTAAATAGAATATGATATTTGTCGACTTCAAGATAATCATTGAAGTTCATCGGCATCATCTGGCCTTTAATTTTAAATTTAGTACAGGCATTAAGCACAAAATTTATCTTTTCACGAATATCAATCGGATCAGTTTCATCGATCGTAGACCAGTGACGAATCTCTTTGGTTTTTGCAGACCTGATTAATAATTCTGCCTTTTCTGGATAGAACAGTCCTCGAGATGGTAGATTTTCAAGATTTAATATTTTCCATGGAGATTCTTCAGCTGCCGACATTTCAATCATGTTCTGATGACTGGATGCTTTACCTAAGCTGGTCACCTTTGCTGGTTCCTCTGACTTAACTTCAATCTGCGCGATATTATTTACTCCATACTTAAGATCTTGTTCATTCAGGAAACGTTCTGCTTCTTCTGGATTGACTGTGCTCATTATATGATATTTTTTTATCTTATATATGCAAAAAAGCAACTGGTTCTAAAATCAGTTGCTTTTGCTAATTAAAATATGATAAACTTATGAATTGATAAATTGTGAGAATGACATTACATGAGTAGATGTAGATTCGTAGACTCGTTCAATTGTCTCAGGATAAACTTCCTGTATTTCTAACGTTTTTGGATTCTTTATATAGACTTGGATCGAATTGTTTGTATAATCAGGAACAATTTTATGTAATTTGCCAACTACCGATACTCCATTTTCATGGTCAAGCATCGAGTTTACGATAACACCTCTAATTCTGTCACCCGGTTTATAAAATAACTTTAATTTACTAACTGCAATATCAAAATCTGTATATCCCTTGTCTCCCTTAATTGATAAGTCAACGAATGCTTTTTGAGATATTGAAATACCTGGTGTAAATTTACTACGACCTACTGTGAAGTTAAAATCTCCCTTGGTTCCATAAAATGGAATTCCTCGAGTAAAATCTCCTCGAGAAACAAGTGGTGATATATTATTTTCGTTAACGTTTTCCATTACCAAGCAAGTGGAATTCCTCTCTTTTTATAACCAACGATTGTATATTCTCCGCCCGGGTTAGCAGATGTTCCATCAGATTCACAGAAGTCAAATTTCTTTAAGTATACGTTAATTACTGGAAATTTCAGAAGATATGCAACTGGATAAATTGGTGCATCTGCATCCTTATTATCGATTCCCCAGATTTTAACATATTCAGCTGAGACACTTGATAGATCTACAAATTCAACTTTAAATACTGGACCTTTTGCAAAGCCATATTGTTGAAGTTCTCCAATTTGTTGATAACCTAGAGTGGTTGGTGCGCCGGCTGGAGCACGTTTATCTGTACTAATAAAAGTTGGTTCGTAATTTAATTGATTTACCAGAGTAATTAGCTCTGCTCCAGTGTGCATCATGTGCGTTTTATTTTTTTATATCGACTGTCCAAATATTACTAGAGCAGATACTCTAACATTATATAGCAAGTTAGTATTAATGATCTTTATCTTATTTATTAAGTCGTCTGCCTTATTTGACTTCGGATTTGTAAAGATCGTAAAAAGATCATATAATGGATATTCAGTAGCAGTTAGAGTGTCAGTATTCTCCAGAGATATTTTTACTGATTTGTTTACTAATTCAATCGTTTCACCATTCGTATCATATGTTGGATAAATGATACGAAGCATTACTCCTCTAGCATATAATTTACCGCTTTCTAATTCGCTACTAGGCGAAAGTATACTCGTTTGATTATCAAAGATTGTAATATCTCCGCCATTCATTTCAGCAGTAAGACCGATACATGTGTACCCGTCCACTGGAAAAGCAAAATCGCCAATGCAGAACTCACCATGTGTAGCTTTACCATCGACTACCCGAAAGCATTTATCGTCGAATAGTTGCAAGATTGGCTGGTTTTCATAGCCGCCACAATCGTCGCATACATCATTTAAGTTACCAAGTGTCATCATTTTCCAAGTATTTTTTTCATCTTATTGCTAAGGCCCATCTTCTGACGTTGATTGGGCGCCAGGTGAGGATTTTGAGTAGGTGTACTTGGTAAAACTGGTGGCTCAACAGGGTGGATTGGAGTTTCAACTTTTACTTCTTCAATTTTTTCTGGAGCAACAATTTGTTCAGATACTGGTTCTTCAATTTCTTCTGGTTTAGCTGGCTCAATATTATCTATTCCATCATACTTAATAAAAAAATGCAAACACGTAAGTGAAATTATTGGAAGTAATCCACCTTCGATTAATGCTAACCATCGGCGCTGAGCTATTGCATTTGATACGTCTGCGCCAATCATATCAAATGCTGGAGCAGTAAGATCTGACCAGTCTTTAAAACTCTTGGTTGTAACATCAATATCCGAATAACAGAAGTAGATATTGCCTATAAATTGTATAAATGTTACTAAAATGAATACAAACCATACTGAGAAACCTTTAATTCGAACAGAGGCTGCAGAAATTGCAGACATTGCCGCTATTTCAATCGCAACAGAAAGATATATTGCCCAGCTGGTTGGATTTGCTAGATCATACCAGCTAATAACATGGGAAATAGAAACAATCATCACTAGGATGATTGGAACCAAGAACATTCCACGGATAACTCCGCGCTTATTTAATTTGATCCACTCTATCATTATTTCTCTAAATTTTGAATCTCTTTATCAATCTCAGATTGTCGATTAACATCAAGTATTTTACGGTCAGTTGATTGAATCATTCTTTTTTCAGTCTTTAACCCTTCAATAGTCAGCATTTTTTGAATATCGGTCTTTGGCACAATATTCGAAATAATAATTGAATCGTTTGATTTAATAGTATTTGTTAACTCTGCATTTGTTTTATCAAGTCTACTATTTGTTGAGCAGGTTTTGAAAAAAATAATTATTACAAGTGGTAACATTATACGATGTGCCCAAGTGTCTAAAAAGGTGAAAATTTTATTCATCTTGTTTCTTTTTATTATTTATTTAACTGGAAGGTACTAAAATAGCCAGAGTGCTAGGCCAATTAAAATTAGTGCAAGGGTTGAAAAGTATGAAACTGCATATACTAGGACAGGGCGTTTATACTTTTTGTAGTCGAATGTGATTTGTAGAATATATCCATAATACTCTTCATTTTTAATCCTGTCATACTCAACTTTAACTGAATCAAGTATTCCCTCCTTAGTTAGGAATTCAGTATATTTTTTCATTCGATCACTAATCATTTTAAGCTCAACTGATTCAGATGATGTTTCTGAATACATTAATAGCTCAGGATTAAGATTTACACCAATATATAAATTGGAATCAGCATCTACTAAAAGACCGATTGCATCTAACTTGCCATCTTTTTGTAGTTCAGCAATTATTGATTTGTACTTTGCAAATCGGGCTAAGTCTTCAAGACAGCCTTGAAGACTTTTAAAAATTTTTACTGGGTTGATTTTGTCTAAGATCATATTATTGTTCGTATTTTTTCTTCGAGATCAGGATTGTCTTTAATTACTGCTTCTCGAATATCTACTCGAATTTTGCGAAGTTTGGTCTTCACAGTATTTTCATTCATTTTATAGTCGGTCGCAATTTGTCTAACCTTTTTATTTTTTATCATCTTATCGATTGCGATGTTTTTCATCGTCTCATCGTTAATATTATAAATTTCAGCAAGGGTCTTTGCATATATCTCTTCCACGTCAAGGTGGTATGATTGTGTTATTTCAAAATCATCGGCTTTATCTACTTTCTGATAAAGATCATCAATATCAAGATGGGTATGCTTTTTCTTATGGTAGAGGTAATATAGGGTCTCATTTCTAGCGATCGTGTAGATCCATGTAGTAAATCTGCCTTTTTCGAATTTAAACTGTGCGACATTTTTAAAGATACGTTTAAGACTATATTGTAGTGCTTCTTCTGTATCAAATTCATTTTTACAGAATTTCCACACGAAAAATTTTAATTTTGGATAAATTAGAGAAGCTAGCTCATTTCGCTCAACTTCAGTAATTGCATCTGTTAATAATTTTTCAGAAATTTCTTTTATTCTTAGATTGACTCGTTCATTGATTTCGTCGTATCCCATATTATTTTATTACTACCTCGGCGTTATTTTTTAACTCGTTAATTACATTTAAGCACAACTGACATTTTTCATAGGCTTCTGACTTTTCATAGAAGGAGATCGCGTTCTCAAGACCACTAATAAATTTATCACGACTCAAGTTGACAGTATAGTCAACCGCATTGATTGTAATATTGATTACCGTGATCTCATGAATTGCAGGATCTCGATAGTTTGCACAAATAGATTCTACAACTTTATCATAAATTGTAATTCGATGAAGATTAAAAACTTCTTCAAGCGTAATATCACCATTGAATTTGAGGGATGTCATACTCTGTTTTTTTTTATATTTGTGTTGGTTCTATCCTATAATACTATAAAATAGTTAATCTTTAAAAAATCTATCCTTTATTTTTTTCATATGTTCCATGGATTCCATATCAAACACATTAGATTGAACTTTAGGTCCGTCGCCAGATGCAGGTGCAGTACTGTTTAATCGACGTAGCTCATCAAAATTATACAAACTCTTTTTATTATTTTCACGATAGACGTTAAATATTTTTTCTTCGAGTTCTTTTCGATATTCAGCTGGAGCATTCTCAAACGTCTCAATTCCTATATCCCAGAACTGTGTCGAGTCGAAAAATGGTGCAATATTTATGCAGGTCATAGCTAAATCATCATTTCCATTTTGACCACGATATGCGCCGCCTTTAGTTTTACCAAATGACATAAGTTCCATGAAAGTTAAATATTCGTTTGGAATAATCTTATTAATTGTAACTAGATGTTTAAATCGTTCGCAATATTTAATTTTATTTGTTGGCCCAAGTCGTAATCCGATCTTTGGAACAACTGCCATTTCAGTATGTTTAGTATGAACAAATTGTCCCGTCCAGTATTCAGAATTATCTGCACATCTTGAGTGAACGATCTCACCTTTATGATTCATCTCCAGGACTATTCTAACTTTGCTAGGATTAAATATTCGATAGATGATAAATTCAGCAGCAGCTGCAAATTGAGTAACATCAAGTTCATTTGTTCTAAATGTTCCAATTTGAACTAGTGAAATTGCATCTAATTCGTTTCGAACAGCATCCTTCTTCTTTAAGAGTTCAGAAACTGGCATCGCAACTACTTTGTAAATATTTAAAACTGAATAGTCGCCGCCAACTCCATCTGCAGTATCAATACTGAATAGGTAATTTGCAGCATCATTCTTAAAGTCTGATAATTGACGCTTTACGTATCTAGGATGCAATTTTAAGTGATCGTTAATATACATACGATCTTCATCTAGTGCAAAATTGGAGTTTTTATAGTCTACTCGGATATTATTTAATTTCTTAAGCTCATTTGAGCCAAGTAATAATTGATCTGACGAGAAGAACTGAAGTCCATATTCCTGGTTAAAATCATCAATTGAACCGATATCAGCAATTGCGTCTTCTTTCCATTTTTCATCACGACCAGGTACTTGCCACCAGTCGACTCGAAGGGCAACATAATTACTTCTATTTTCAATTGCATCAACCCAAATATCATGGAACTTGTTTTTACCATTTGGTGTAGATGTAATTATAATCTTTGAATTAGGATCGGCAGAAATCGTTGGGAATATTGTACGATAAAACTCATCTAATTTTGCTTGGTCAATATGCGCAAACTCATCAATATACAATAAGTTAACGGTTAAACCGATACCTGATTTTTTAGTGGTTGTTCTACCAACAACACGACTATCATTATCAAATTTTATATTACCGGTATTGACATGTTTAATACCAGGTTTCATAAAGAATGGAAGATTGTCTAATGAAATTCTGAACTTATCTAATAATTCTCGAGTAGTTGTAAAATTATCTGCAACAAGTAGTGCAGTTTTTTCTGCATGGAATAGAGTAAACCATAAGATAAAGATAGCAGAAGTCACAGATTTACCAATCTGACGACTTGCCATTAAGATACTATATTTGTTTCCTTGGAATGAAAGTAGAATTTGTTCTTGAAAATCGCGTAACCCGCCGGCTTCTTTAATTAGTTTGACTCCATCATGCGTTTGAATAAAACAGTAATTATATGCGAAGTAAATAATATCTTCTTTACATTTGGAAAGTTCTTGCCATTCATCTGGAGTATATTCAAACGGTAGATTTGCACGCTTGAGATTAATATCATTATCTCTGAATGGAGAATTATGTAATCCCTTAACATCTAACCCATTATCAATTTGATCTAATAATTTAGCGATGCGAACAGTCGTCCATATAGAACTATTTGTATCATCGTCGTCTCCGCTCATTCTGGAAATCTTACGTGATGTGAATGCACCCCTATTTGACATTATATCCTTCATGGTCCTTAAATTATTTCAGTAAGATCGATGAAATCGTCAGTGTCGTCTTGTTCGATCTCAATATTGTGTTCTTTCATGAGATCCGATTTATTATTAGGATTAATTAGATTACCCGATACTTTCCCTTTCTGACGATCTTGGGAAGCGACAGGTAAACTTTTTGTAACGTTTTTAGTTCCTACTGTAATAAAGAACTGGCCTTCCTCTGGACTTGAGCCGACCTTTTGTGTATCTTCGTTTACTGGTTTATCGCGGTTTAATTTTTGATATGTGTCTTCTAAGAAGATGATGTAATTTGCCTGCATCTTAGTTACTGCAGCCATTTTATCTTGTAATTGCCCCATGACCTCGATTAGTCGAGGATGAGTATTACCTGAAGTTATTTCTTCCATCACTTTAATGATGGTGATTTTAATAGTCTTCAGCTGAAAGAATAAGTTCGAAATGTTAATAGTATCGAGTTCTTTCTTGTGTTTTGCGTAGTCACTCTCTTCAAAAATTCCAATATCTACGTAATTTTTAAATAGCGAATTAGTTATTTCGCGAGCTTTTTTCGTGAACTGACTGCTCATTTCCTCAAAGTCATATGGACTTTCCGTCTTAGTCTCATTGGAAATCTCAGAATCTATAACTAAATCATTTTGATTTTCATTACCTATTGAACCCAATAGTGCCTGTATTTCGTCTTTTAAATGTCTTCTATTCTCTTTGTCGATTCCGCCTTGTTTATTTGACATGAAATTACTTTATTTTATTTTCATACTTGTCTAATGCTGGATTTGCGTGTATTTTAATCTGTTTTACTGCTTCGACCCATTCATAAACGATGCTATCGATACTTGACAAGTATGAAGTTAACGTGGCATTCACGTTAAACATTTGTGAGGATAACGTACGCTTAAGTATTTGGCCTTTGTAATTGAACCCAGTATGAAGACGTTTTTCACGTCTTTCAAGAATAGGTCTAAATATGCTGTTTTTTACCATTTTAGTATGATGTTTTTGGTCGAGGTACTATTGATTTTATTTGAATATTTACTGAGCCTAGACCTTCTTCTGAAAGTCCAGCAGAGTATGCATTTCCAAAACGATCTGAGAATCCTCCTCGAATTAATGGAAGTTCAGCGTCGATTGTCACAATATCATTAAATTCATCAAGTCCTGTGTCTACTGCATTTGGATTTGCAATTTTTGCAAGTTCATTCTTCTGTGAAACGAGGTTGACTGATACTGAATCGACTCCATTTACCCCTTCGATAATTTTAATTAAATCACTCTTTGGAACACGATTTCTACGAGTATTTTGAATAAAGAACGTGCCTAATGCATTTAATATATCGCGTTTAATAATATCAGTGTCAATATCGTCAAATACGATAACTGACGTATTAATAACATAATTACTAGGAATCGGATCAAGTATCTTAATATCAGTTGAAATAAGTTTTGATCCAGATTTTTCAATATATCTAAGAAGTTCGTTCTTTTGATAGTCAGTTAGGATAAATCGGGCAAGGTCAGCATTAAAGTAATCTTGGCCAGTACTAAAGGTTTTTCTAATATCTGGAATCAAGAATAGATTAAGTACACGGTTATCGACTGCATCAAGAAATACATTGATAACTGAGAATAGTTTAAGTTTTCGAAGTAAGACTTCATAATGATCAGCATTAACTAGAGCAAAGCTTTTTGACATTCTTGGAGCAATAAGTCGAGTTAAGTTAGAATCTTCAGGATTTGACCCAAAAAATGGCGGATGTGTTGTTATAACATCAATATAGTCATTTAGATTAATTTCATCGCCTAAAATACTAAAACCGGTATCGATGAATTCAAATTGAACTTTACCTGGATCATTTGTTCTAATATTTCCATTTGCTCCCTCAGTAACAAGATATTCTACTGAGATATCTGAACCGAAACTTGGAATTTTGCCATAATTGCCGTTTCCAAAATAAAGATCGATTCCGCTAGTTATTCCAGTTTTAACCATGTATGCATTATCGCCCCTAGGCATGTCTAACATAGAATCATATTTGGTCCATTTTTCACCATTTACATAAACATTTACATAGAAATTATCTACATAGAAATTTTGTGGGCTACCGATTGAGAAACTATCGATTGCGACACCCTTTGCGGTAACTGTCTGAGTTTCAACGACTCCTTGACGAATTTGTAATTTCGTACCATTATCCTTGCCGCTAAATGAAAATTTAACTTCATCTTGTGGAAGATCTAAGATATATGTTAGTCCATTATTTAGACAGCGCAGCCTGGTTAAATTTGGAACAATTACAAAATCATATTGTGCGTCAACTGCAGCTACGTTCGTAGAAAGCTTTATCTCACCGATTGCTGAGACTGCACGACTTGCATTGTGGCCAGTAAGACTGGCTAATGAATAAACTGAGGTTAATCGAGTTGCTTCATTTATATTAAGTTCAGTAATTGCATCTTCAATATAGTAGAAAACCAGCTGAGTTAAATTCTCTACAACTAAGAGTAATTGTCCGAAAGGTGACGCTGCCGTGAAAACTACACGGTTCTGATCAAATTTACTGGTTAAGTAATTTATTGACTGACCGAGTATATCCTCGACATAAATGCTAAGTCGTGTAAAGACTTTAAAATTTTCAGTTGCACTAGCCATTTAGTATAATTTCTTTAGATTATTTATATCAGCAAAAACTTTTTTAAGCTTTTCTATATAATACTCAGGATAGATAATATAGATCTAGCAAATATGGGGTCGCCCGGTTTTGACAGGTAATTTAGTTCTTTGAAGTGCAGGCCGTGTTAGTATTGGAAACACGTTAATCACCTATATACATTTTAAATGACGAAAAGTCAACTTTCACTTTCGAAGACGCAATGTCTTTCGTTGGTGCTGATTACGCAGTATCTGCATAGTCACTAGGTCGCACTTACCTGTTTTAAAAAATGTGCACCATCAAGGCACTACGGATAGACGTGAGGCATACAGTAAGCCGTTATGAGAGTGAGAAGGAAACTCATTATAAACTGTCCAGAAAACCAAAAATTTTGTCTGTTTCGAAAAATAGACTAAGCTTGTGAATGAATTTCATCGATCAGTTATTTGGACGAGGGTTCGATTCCCTCCGACTCCACGGGAATACGTCTAAGTGGTGAATTGAGAAAGAAATATAAAACTTTCTCGCCATTTTGATGTATAAATAATAAAAAAATACAAATATTACTATGAAAAAGATGATCGTGTTATGCATTGCAATGTCTATCTTGGCTTCATGTGGAAGTAACAGTGCGCCTGCAACAACAGCGACCGTTGATTCTACTAAAGTTGCGGTTGACTCAAGTGCTTGCTGCCCAGCAGTAGACACTGCAAAAACAGTTGACACAGCGAAAGTTGTGAAAGTAAAGTAATTACTCTTACTTAACGGAAATTAAAAGGGATCCAATTGGGTCCCTTTTTTTTGTATAAATAGAATAAAGGTATCTTTCATGTTTAAATCAATTTCAAATAAAGAAATTTATGACAATTCAAGTCTATCCTTTGTATTTGAATTCTTTACCCCACTAAATAAAAGAGAGGCAGCTGCAAAGTTTGCTAGAGCACTAGGTAAACATGTAAAATGGTTTGTCGATATCGAAAAAGGTAGCGAACCCACATATGAATCATTTACCGTAGCTCCAAGATATTCAAACGGATATAAGGAGATTACTCTATCTACTGGTTTTTTACCATACCAGGAAGCAGTTCACATGTTCTTAAAAACAATGAATGTGATTGAAAGTATTGGGTACACAACGGACAGATGTTCAGTAAAGACTAGAATTCGTCTTGATGAGTCAAACTTAAAATTACCAATTAAACTTGACAAATTAAACAAGTTTAAATATCTGCTTGGAATCAACGAGGAAGAATTATTTAACCTCTGGCCAGTACAACAAAATGAAAATCGTAAGTTATATCAAAATCACTTAAATTTTATTCAGCCTAGAGATATTTACAATACTGTCGTTACTGAACGCTTTATTGAACGTATGGATCCAACTGAATTCAAATTTCCAGAATCAGATTTCTTTGCAAATGACTTTTCTGAATTAGGAGAAGGTAATCTTGTAATCAATTATATCGGTGGTAAAGATTATACGAAGAAGAAGAAAGAGGCAGTTTCTGCAATTAATCTAGTAATAGAACATTTATTTACGACACTGTCTTCAAATTATTCATACACGGTAGAGGAGAAGAGAAAGATTAATACGATAGTTAACGAATTTAGAACATCAATTGACGGTACTCGTAATTATTTTAATTTTAAAATGTTGTACCCAAATATTTCAGTTTATATTGATCTAAAGGATGACCCTCGAATCGTTGAAGCAAACTACACGATTCTACGCGAAAAGGTATTTAAGTTAATAGTCGGCGGTGGAATAACTGAAGCTACTATAAACTATGATAGCCGCAGAAAAGCAGTTCAAGTAAAAGATGCGGTTCTAAAGAAAAGTATCTTAATTGAGGGTATCGAGTTTTATCAGTGTCAAATTGAAGCAGATGCACATCTATGTTTATTTGAAGGTTGCACAATTAAACACTCAAAATTACAAGAGTGTACTATCTTCTCAAATAATATCATCAAAGGTTCTAAAATAATTGATTGTGATTACTTAGGTGGAGAAAATGAGATTAGCATGAGCTATCTAGATAACTCAGAAACAAAGATGATTAATGCTGAACTTAAGGAGTGTCTTGTAAATAGAGGTAAATTCACAATAAATTCAACTGTTGACAAATCAACAAAAATTATTAAAAAGTAATAGGTGTAGTATATTCTAACTGCCCGATTCTTTAATAAATAATAAAAATAACTTATACAGGATGCCTGTTTATAAAAATTTAAAGGCTGTGCGCAAATTAACAAACTCAAGTCTGACATCAATTATTGATATCACAAATTTGAACTTTGCGAGCCTTTCTAATGCAAATTTAGAATTTTTAACAAATATTAAATATGATGAGGTTTTAAATACTTTTCAAGTATACCGCGGAACATTTGATTTTGTGAATATTACTGATAAGCTTAGCTTGACACTAGATGGAATCCCAACATTTACAATTGACTCACTAGGCCGTGCTGAAGGGCAGCAGTTATTAGTTAAAGTAGCTGAAACAAAACGTCAGCGTTTTACTGATTTTAATGATTGGCCAGAGATTGGTGTTCCAGGTGAAATAATTTACACTGGGATTCAAAACCAACGCCCACAATTTGGAGAAGACTTTATTGGATATCTTCAGAGTCGTGGATGGGTAAGTTTAACTGAGCCAAATGCTGCAGCATTCTTAACACTATATGAATTAGCAGGAAGTCCACCAGTACCAGCATGTCCAGCAGCAAATACTGGAATAATTTGGGTAGGTCCTCCAGGTTATGAAACAGCAACTGTTCCAACTACACAAACTCTATATTATACTGATGAAAACTGTAATATCTACGATCTTACTGGCGGAGGAGGAGGCGGAGCAACACTAATTTCAATCACATATGCACAATTAGTAACAGCAATTGGTGCTGGAACTCTTATACCAGGTCAGCAATATTTACTGACTAATTATCAAACAGTATATGACCAGCCAGATTATGATAATAGTGGAGCGATAAAATATCCAATTGTCACAAAGACCGGAACGGTGGAGCCTCTAATTCTTACTGCAACATCCACGACAACCATCTCGGCAACTGCACTATCTACTGTTTGGCCAGGAGATAGAATTCAATATGATTGGAGCTTTTCGTTCACTGAACTTGGGTTACAACCTGCACTTGGAAGAATCTCAGAGCGAATTACAGCAGACGATAATAATAGAACAAGTTATGACCATCGTGCCGTATTATTTAAAAGATATGCAGATACATTAACTGGCTGCTTTACTGAAATTAACGAACCTTATCCTGGTGCAACATATCGAGACGATACACCTACATTTGGAGTAGAATGTGATAATATGTTCCTCGGCGGAATCTTTGATGGATTTGGATTTGACGATCCAGCATTTATTGTACCTAATAGTATCTTTGGCGATTACTGCGAAAGTGTTACTACTGGAGGCGATTTTTATAATAATACGATTGGGTCATTTGATCCAGTCGGACTTGGAGCATTCTGTTACGGTACAGTATTTGGGCACTGGTGTCATAATAATAAAATCGGCGATGGGTTTTACAATAACCGCATTTTTAACGAGTTTTCTAATAACGTAATTGGTAGCGATTTTAACCAAAACGATATTGGAAACGGCTTTAGCGAAAACCTTATTGGCAATAGATTTATTCAAAATACGATTCTAAGCAATTTTAAAAAAAATATTATTTCAGATAGCGTATTTTTATCAAACGTTATTGATGATGATTTTTTGGGAAACGAAATAACAAAGACGACATTTCAAAACAATAGCATTGAGGATTATTTTCAAAATAATACTATTGGGGATAGCTATTTTTCAAGTGGCTTTTTCCAAAATAATCAAATCGGTGATTCCTGTTCCAATAACTATATGAGTAATTTTACAGCGAATCAGATTGGATTTAGCTTTTTTGGGAATGGATCTAAATTTGCGTATATTGATACATTCGATGGAAACCGAATTGGTGACCATTTTGAGAAAAATTTTGCATATAATTTTTATAATAATAGAATCGGGGATTACTTTAATAATAATGGATCGCCTGAGTCAAAAACCGGCAGAGTTGCTACGTTTTCTTCAGCTATAACATTTCCAACTGCTGGAGGGTATACTACTGGAACATATTTAGATATTCCAACACTTGGTGCAGGTATCGGATTTACGGTAGATATTGTCGTAGATGGTGCTGGCACAATTGCAAATTTTAGTGATATTGTTTTAAATTCTCAAGGAACTGGTTATCAAACTGGTAATATTGTTGTAATTGATGGAGCAGAACTTGGCGGAGTTAGTGGAGTTGACGATATTGAACTTATGATTGAATCTATTTCATTTGTAGCAAATTACTGTTACGAATTTCATGATAATATTATCGGAAACTACTTTCAGACTGGCAATCAGGTAAATAATTTAAGCTCAAATAAAATCGGAGATTATTTTCAGACAAATGGTGATCAAAACACTCCATGTTCAGACATGAAGAATAATGTAATCGGTGACGGCTTTAAATTAAATTTTGTACATACATTTAATAGCAATCACATAGGCAATGACTTTGTAGGCAATACTGGCTGGTCAAAGAATTCAGTATTTAGTAATTTTATATCTAATCAAATTGGTGATAATTTTCAATCAAATAAAATGCCTGATATCTTCGGTAGCAATAAAATCGGTAACGCCTTTTTTAGGAATACTTTTCAAGGAAAGGAGTCTGGCGATAATTTACAATATTTTGGAATTAATCCAGAGACTGAGCAAAATGATGGAAACGTGATTGGTGACTACTTTGCATACAATGCCTTTTCCAGTGTAACTGGTAAACTTCACTTTACTGGAAACCATATTGGAAACTACTTCGGCGGACGACTCGATGGTAAAAGTGGTCCAGGAAATACTATTTCTGGAGGGCAGCCGTTTGCAGACAATTATATCGGAAATGATTTTTTCTCAAATTATATTTATTTAGATGGAAGTGGCAAAGCTGGATTTATCGGTAATACTATTGGAACTAAATTTTGGTATAATGCGATACACGGAGACTTTTCATATAATACACTTGGTAGTTTCTTTCAAACAAATGTGAGCAACGGATTCCAATATAACTGGACCCAATATGCGGTGATTGGTGTAGATTTTACGGCCAACCCAGCAACTCATGTTTATAACCCATATACATGTAATATATTTGCGAATTCTACTGGAACTCTGAGATTAAGTTATTTCGATAATTTGGATGTTCAAATAATAACTGATCCTGATCTATAATCAAATAAAAAATAACATGGCAGCAGCACAAGAGTCAATTTTGGCAAATCTTGAAAATAACTTAAATGATACTATTTTAAAAGAGATTAATGCTCGAGTAAAACTTGAGGTTAATGCGTATGAGATACTAAATAGACAAATACTTAAGAATATAAAAAGTAAAGCTATTTTAGAAACTCAAAATCAGAATGATCCAGCAGTTGCCAATCAACTGCATCAATTAACTTCGCAATTAGCAGATGACACAAAAACTTTTCTTGATGCTACCCAAACAGTAGAGATTAATGGTCAAGCGGCTGGCAGCCTTGCTAGCAAAATTGTGGAAGAGATATTTGCAGCTCAACCGGTGGCGGCAATTAAAACACCGGCGCTAATTAAATTAGAAGAGACCGCAATTAAAACAAAGGGTAATATTCAAATTACTGCAGCGTATGTTCAAACCATGCTGGATAATCAATTCCGCTTGAACAATATTCGAAATAAAAGAACTACTGACTCCGTAAAGAATTTTGTTGCTGAACTTACTGTTAAAACGAAAGCCGTAATTTAATCGAAATCTAATTCGATATCAAAATCAAAGTATTTAAACTTTGCAGTAAATGTTCTGAAATCAGGAGTACCTGAACTATATGACAGCTTAAATCCGTCTTGGCCTGTTAAGATTGGGCGTTGAAAAATAATTGACGCTACAAGATAACCCTGATTATCAAGTAAAGAGAGTCGCATCGGCGGAAAGGTCGGAGTCTTATTACTAAAATCCAAATAGTCTTTACTGTTTTCAAGAAAGATAAAGTAATTTAAGTACGCATCAGTCAACTTAAAAGTGATTGAAAATGTTCGAGTAAACAAATCAGGTATCTGAACAGCATTCTTAAAATCCTGTTTCTTACCAAATAGTCGAGTCTGAACAACTGGATCCATTTCCCATCCTGGAAAATCTACACTTTGGATAGTAGATGACATAAAGTCATTAATACTATCATATGGTAGTATTAAACTCTGATAATACTTTTTATATTTCTCCTTTACTCGATCATTAAAATAATCTGGCGGAAAGGAGAAGATAAATCCATTTTGTCTTGCGTTCAATAACATTATTTGCCTACGTTTTTTACATTTGCCCAGCTCTTACTTGGCAATCGATAATTCATGAGTAGCATGATATTTCAATTCATTTGAAATTTCTAAACTCTCTCCTATAAATTGGATAAAACTTTTTAATCTTGTTTCCATATTATATTATTTATTCAGACGGTGGAAAATCAGGATCAATAAACACGCTATCTAGTGGCGAATTTGATCCGCTTTGAGATTCGCGTAAATTGATCTGCTTAATAGTATTTCCTTTGTAGAATGTCGAATGGTCGTCAAAACTAGGGAAATATGTTTCGACATCTAAGTTTAATGTGATTGAGACAGTATTCGTATCAGTATATGAAAATGCATAATTCTTTTGAAAGTCAGCATTATCTGGAAAGACAATTTGTGCTGGAACTCGAAGACCTCTAAATTGAAAATATCTCACTTGATTCTTATAATAGAAATCAAAGATTTTTTCGATTATCTTAAATGTCTTATTAATATTGTCGCTTTCAATTTTTACTGCATATTTTAGTGCAATTGGCATTGTAAATAATCTAGATGAAAAAGCTTTCATCTGTTTCTCGTCATTCGCATCACGAGTCTCCTGAGTAAACGTTCCACGAACATACTTATTTGTAATATCTGTTGATTTGATTGCAAAAGAGCTTAGCGTTACAATTCCGCGAGGCATCTGTTCATAATTTCCTTCTACATGTTTTGGGTATTTACAATCGGTTGGTAATTCTACAAAGAAATCTTTCATGAATCCTTCGTCTCCACCGAAATTATAAAAGAATGGAATTTCATGCTTAGTAACTACATCATCTCTCTTAAGATCAATAATAACATTTCGATTTAATAAGTCAAGCAGAGTAAGCGTTGCGTTTCTCATGAAAACGTCTTGTGTATTCTCATTTCTTATATTTTCATGTGTTGAACTCTTCATTTAGATTATCTGTTTTTTGCAATATATGGAATATTTAATTGTGGTCTACAATTATCAATTAGCAGTAACATTGATTCATCCTTAATAAATTGTTGACTTAGGATAAAATCATGCTGTTCTTCCTTGACCATCGTATTAAATAGTCTTAAATTTGTTATCAATAGAGTTGATGTCGGTAGAGTATAATACTGAGTTAGATTGAATGTGGTCTGAGTCAGAGATGACGCACTTGAAAAGATCTTTTTAAAATCATTGTGATTTATTACATCTGATTGATCTTCTTCAATCGAATATACATAGACTCCGCACTGTTTAAATTCATTAGATGCAGAGACAATTAGTCCGTGCCATGCATCACTCTTGAAATTAGCAATATTATATGCTTTGACTTGTGAATTAATAGTGACCGTGATATTTAGGTCTCCTTCAGGCTGCGTACTGATATATCGGGTAAAATGTGCAGTTGCCTTGAACCCAGTGCCAGTTTCATTATCGTATCCATCTAGGAAACTAATTGAACTTGCGGCTGCTGGAACATTAAATAAACACGTAAATGAAATATTTTTCGAATCAGTTAAGTTAAATTTCGGTTGAGCTGAATAGACTACTGCAGTCTGACGAACTTTAAATTTAGCGTAATCTTTTCCACCAACGGTATCGATTAAGATATCCCGCTGATCTTTAAATGTTAAATTACGATATGCTTCAACTCGGATATATCGACCAGAGTCAGATTGTCCAATATGATTTGGAATTGTATCAAATGGTCCGCGAACTCGACAAAATAGAGTAGAAGTACTTTTGACATTTTTATCGTTTGTCATCAGAGCACTGTTTTTCCAAGCAGTATACATTTCGCTGCCCTGATATGCAAGTACTACATCATTTGATTGTATAACATTTGTTTCTAAACTTGGCAGAGTTGCAAGATTCATGCTTTCTGCAGTTAGAATTGGGTCATTTGTTAATTCATAATTTAAGTCAGATAATGGAATAGTACTTAAGTCATAGTAGTTATCGATTAGACTTGCAAAATTAAATGTGTATTTTAGTGGACGAATTGAAACTTCCGGATGGATCGCTCGACGCGAAGAGTCAAACGTGGTTGAAATAGTTGAGTATTGCTCTGGCATCGTTCCGTCCTTTATGTCATCCTTTACTGCTTCACTAAATAGTTGATCTGCACTAAGTATTACATTGTCCAAGAAGTGACGTGCGTCATCCTTGAGCAGCATGTCGATGTTTGGACTGAATTTTTTAAGCTGTATTTTCCAAAAGGTCGGAGACATCATAAATCCACGGTGCAGATATGAGCCTTGAATTTCAAACATACGATTTAGTAATGGAAAATATAAGAAGTCCCTCTTTCGAGGTTCTGAGTTTGTTCCAAAAATTGATTGAAAATATCGATGGTCTAGGTGTATCTCAAATGGCATTTGAAAATCCATTCCAAATTCAGCATATTTCGGCATGTTACTTGGGAATGCATTCTTTGGAACCATTACTTTAACACACTTACGATCGACATTTTTATATAGTGTCCACTCTTTAAATACATAATCGCCGCTGTCTGCTTCAGGTAGGGTTCTAAAATAGACGACCTGGTGGCCATATAGTTGATTTGTAAAATAAGACATCTCCTGATACATACTAACTGCACTACCGACTTCATATGGTCTGAAGCTTGGATCGCGGTTAGTAATAATTGAGATACTTTTCTCATCAGAACAAGAAGAAACTGGAGTAAACGTGGTTGGAATATTTACGCCGACTTCAAATCGAAGTTTAATCTCATTGACCTGAATAACTGATGATAATTCATTTGCTGTTCCATCATCGTACTCATATTTAACTTCAAAATAGAAATCATCTGCTTTATCTAGGAAGATAGACGCAGCATCTCCCAAGTTGCCTGGAGAAACTTCATACCATAGAGACCAGTCCAGCCTGTTTCTAGAGTATCTAATATATCGCTTAAGATTGGTTAGGTCAAGTGCAGTAGGTGAAGTAGTAAGTACATCTTCTACGAAATCTGTAAAGTTGACAATTCCACATACCGGATCAAGGGTAGAGAAAATTCTAAAGTTTTTACTAAACGTTAACGAATTTTTCTGTGGGTCTATTAAAATTTTTACGGTAGTCTTTATCATTACTTGCCTACTGATGCTTTATGTTATTTATTTATTTGTTAAGAATAAACTAAACTGATATTCGCCGCGTAGTAAAATAAATAATAAAAAGAAGATTAACTTTGAAAAAGGATTTTATATTAGACCCGCTCTGGATTACCCAAGGCACCTATTTAGACTCGGAATACTTTAACTATGTTCTCTTGGGTGCCAGTGTGAAGTATAAAGAGGAGATCGCAGCTGATAATATTGACCGATTTTATGAGGTCATGTTTCATATACTTAATTTGAACAATTTAGCCGTGACCGGTAACATATTTACTGCAAAATACAAAGAAATTTGGAAAGAAGCTAGAATTAAACAGATTCAGGATGAATTGAAGAAAGTATATGACTTGCCTGAAGAAACTGCAAAGATTTTTAAGAATGCAAATTACGTGTTCTTGAATATTGCTATTGAGTACATGAAGATTCATCTTGATATCTTGGACAAGATTAAATTATTTCATATGAATAGAGATATTCATTGTGAAAAAGAAATATTTATTGTAACAAATAAACTTGGAACAAATATTTATCGAATTTGGAAGCTGTCAGATGACCCAAAAAGAAACTTTGGCTACTCTTTCTCAAAGGTAAAAACGATCACTATTCCAGACCTGGCAAGTAATTCATTTGGAACAGCCGCTGATGCAATAAATGATCCAAAGCTAATTGGATTAACTAGTAGTAAAAATGTATGTTTTGCCGTTATTCAAGAGAAAGAAGATGAATCCATGGTTGCAAAAACTGTGAAGGACACCCTGCTTCTAAATAAAGGCATTGCTAAGAATCGCGGGTTTGAACCGCTCCTAATTGCCGAGTTATATCGTTATATTTGGATAGAAAAAATGTTACCATTTACGCTAAGTCAATGGAGATCAGAAAATGTTAAAGAACTTTAATCAATTTATTACTGAAGCTCGAGGATTCTCGACAACCGTTGAGGAATATGCACAAGTGTGTAAGACTCTAATCAACGCAACGCTCGACAAATATATCGCTGCGAATAGGACTGAGTTTACTAATTTTAGTAAGTCGATTATACTTAAAGATGCCTATCTAGAAGTATCTCAGGAGGCCGCTACTAAATTTCCATTAGACCAAATTAAGATACTGTTTGAGATTTCGGCAGTTGACGAGGAGGAATTTATTCCCTATGCTGCGCACTATCAACGCAATTACAATAAAGTAAAATTAATTGAAGGTAAGGGCGTCAAAGTAAAAATTGATATGTTGTGTAAATTTGTTGTGCCGAAGACCGGTGGTCAAATTGATCGAGCAGTAATCAATAAGTATTTGGACGATATTTTAAATCATGAATTGACTCATGCATACAATGATTACAAAGATCCAAATTTCTTTAAAGACTATCGTCTTGGTATGACGACTCAGTATGCTGCAGAAACATATCCATACTTGATGAAGTCTCGAGTGCTTAAGCTATTTTTTGATTTGCTCTATGTCTTAACACCGACTGAGATAAAGGCAATTGCTGGTGAGCGTAGCGAATTTAAAAGTCAAGAAGAATTACGTGAATATAGTGGATATCGGTGGTCACAACTCGCAAGAGATTTTGACCCAGATGAATATTATGAAATTATCCTTTCCCAAATCGAAGATCGCCGATTCGTTCAATATATTGATACGAAATTTGGTGAATTCTTTGTAAATGTATATGTTGACTCTGTACACCAAGACAGTGCAACAGTTGACCCTAAAATTCTTAGACTTAAGAAATCTGCAGGTTTAATGGATGTGTTACGCTTCTTTGAACAAAGAATACATAAGGGCGGCCAAGAACTTTTTAGGAAATTGGCCGCGAAAGTTACTGATCA